GAGATGTAATATGTGCAAATTCTTCTAATTTTTTAACTACTTTTCCAGAACCAGATCCATAATAGAAAAGACCATTATCTACATTTATAGCGATTTCTCCTTGTGATAAAGTACTTGGTACTGCTGATCCTGTTCCTGTTTTTAATTGTATTGTACTAGTCATAATTTATTATAAATATTTAAAAAGTTCCTCCATTTATATCTCCTATTAAGGATCCTGTAACTGATAAACTACCTGTATATTGGTGTATATCATCCATTGAATTACCGAATATAGTAGATCCCGAAGATACACTAGTAATACTTTCAGATACAATATATGATTGAGCAATAAGAGTTCCTGAAATTATTACATTATTTTCGTTGAATTCTATGGGAAGTAAACTACCGGTTCCGTCAGCTAATTTGGTTCCATCAGTTTGGATTACTTTTTGAAAAGTATCTTGAATGTTTTGTTCTGTTAAGTCGTTGACTGCCATTTATAACCATTTTTATTTTTCTTTTTGTAATTTATTTAAAACACCATTTATTACTTTTTCAGTATCTTTTACTGTGTTTTCTTTTAAATATGTTGCAACTATATTATTAAGTTTATTTCTTTTATATGAAATATTTTTAATATTTATATTTTCATTTACAAGTAATTTAAGTAAATTAACTATATGTTCTTGTTCAGAATTAGTAACTTTAACCTTTGCTTCTATAATTGGTTTTTTAATTGTTTGTGATTTTACTTCTACAGTAACTTTTTTACTCGTTTCAACTTCAAAATCTGATTCCCAAGGAGTAAAAAATGTATCTTCTGCTATTACTTCTAAACGAATATTACCTGTAGTGTCTTCATCAATTAATCCTTTTAATTTTCTAATAGGAATTTCACATTTACCTCCTTTAGATATATTACCATTAAACATTAAAGAATAGTCAGAAGTTTCAACTACTAAACGGGCTTTTGATTTTTTTAAACTTGCTCCTTGAAGTTTAATATCACATTCAAAAAGTTCTGATTTATCGGTAAATAATTTGTACATGATTATAAATATAAAATAATAATTAAAACTTAATGTTTTCTGTCATTAATTCTACACCTAATACTTTTTCTACTGTAAGTTTTATGTCACTTGCTTTCATTTTATATTGTTTAATTTCTTTTTGTTTTGATTCTGTAATTGTATCTCCATAAACCTTTAAAGTTAATTTAATTAATTTTTTTTGATCTGTTTGATTTAATACATCCCAAACATCATATCCTGCTCTTTCCCCTGCTAATTGGGTTATTTTTTTTACTAATTCTACTTCATTCCAAGTATAGGGGTTATCGTTCCATAAAATATTTGCACTATTCCAAGTATATAAAGACATTTAATTAAATTTTATTCACTTCCACTACTAGGTAAATGTTCAGTGTAGGTAGGAGCATAATTAGTATTATGATATTTTTGGGATACTTTTGTTTCTGAATTGTAAAAACTTCCTGTTATTTTAAACTTGTTAGCAGCCCATATTAACCAATCAACTTCTACAGATTTAGAACATGTAAAAGGATAAATTGTATTTTCTTCAAAATAAGCTTCATGATTAGAACCTGAATACCATTGACTACCACTTACACAAAATGATCCTGTAAAAAAGGCATATGCTTCAGGACATGCATTTTTTTGGTTTAAACTTTCTGTTGTTATTAATATACCCATATTAGTATCCGTTTATTCTTCCGTATTGATAACCACTATATTTTGTTTTTATATACATGTCAATATTATATAATTGTTGTTCATTTATTGCCTCTTCAAATAACATTACTTCATATATATTTGCTCTTATTTCATTTCCAGCACTACTATTTTCATCACCACTACTATCAAATAAAAAACTTTTAGTTCCACTGTGAGCTACAGTAAATGAAGGTAAAGTACCAGATTGATAAATAGTAATAGGTTTACCTCTTAAATAAAGTTTCATAGTTCCATCTGATTGTAAAGAAAAAGTTATCCAATTAAAATTATAATTAAAATCCCCTCCTACTTGGTCATCTAAACGTTGATTAGCATCAGTAGAATATATAAAATATTGATTATTTGAAGCATCTCTTACTCCTGCAAATAATCTACCATATAGATTATCCCAATATAATGATATTTCTTCATTACCAGATCCATTAATTTTATAAAAAAATTGATTGCCTGAGACAGAGGATGAATTCATATCAAATATTATAGTTGATGTAAATGATCTTGAATTTAAATCTGATGGGTTTGTAAATGACATAAAATCAGCACCACTACCATCTCCACTATCGAATGTTTGAGCTACATTATAACCATCTTGTCCACTACTAGGATTCCAAGATGGTCCTTTACTAGCATTTTCTGCAACTAATTGTACATTATTAGAACCTTTGTCATCAACATTTTGTAAATTTAAAGTAGAATTACTTGGTGTTACAACATTAGAATCTGTAAAGTCCCACCAAGCCCATATAGAAAAATCATTTAATCTTCCAGGAATAGCATTTGGAATTATTGAAGTAGGACTTGTAGGTCCTATGTTGGCGTGTTGTGCTATAGCTCCTATTCTCATAATTATGCTGTTAAATCACCAATTATATCCCATTCATTAGTAGCTACTTTTTTACAACTTATAGCTGAAAATTGTCCTGATGCTGAAAATAATAAATGTCTTGAATTTACAGTTACACCATTACTTGCAGTTACCATTAAATGACCTGCACTAGATGTTTGGATAAATTCTATTTCTGTTCCTATATCAAACGCTACAGATGAATTTAATGGTATTGTTATAATATGAGAACCACATCTATTATAAGTTCCTGTAGATGCTGCTGTTAATGCTTGGTTTGATGTTAATGTTACTATAGGTCTTGAACCTATAAATTTAGTTGATTCTAATTGGGCAAATGATCCTGTGCCTGTATTTGCTACAATATTACCTGTTGTAGATGTATTTCCTTCTATAACAGCTCCATTTACATTTAATAAATTACCATAAAGCGTGTTGCTTGAACTTATATGACCTGTTGATGTTATTGTTCCTGATGCTGTTACATTACCTGTAATATTAACCCCATCAGTAAAATTAATCCCATCAGTATCATTTCCTACTGAAGTAAAGTTATCTGCATATATGGTTCCACTTGCACTTATTGTAGCTGCTGTAATATAGCCACTTGCACTTATATTATATGAAGCTGTTAAATGGCCATTAATAGTTGTAGAAGAAGCTATACCATTCCCCAAAATGGTTTTATCATTTATCTGAACATCTCCTGCAGTAAACATATGTCCTACTGCTGAGGAAGTACCAATATAATTTATTTGCTTCACTGCATCTCCTATATAAATTTTATCTTTTGCACTAGCATCTAAATCACTTCCTGGATAAATAAATCTTACAGATTCATTAGAACCAGTGTATATATATAATCTATTTATATATAAAGAACCACTTGAAATAGCTCCAGATGATGATATTATACCTGTTGCTGATATATTTCCTCCTGCTGTTATGTTTTGTGATACATCTGCGCTTCCTGTAAGATGGAAACTTCCTGTAATAGTATCACTTCCTGATAATATCATATTAGCTTCATTTGTATCTGCTAAAGTTCCCATTGAATCTATTAGATGTACAAAATGTTGTTCTGTTGGTATATCTCCTGTATTAAAATATGTTTTAAGTTGTGCTCTTGATTGTTTTGCCATTTTATGAAATTATTAAATTTTTACCTACTGCAGCATATCCTATTCCTTTTTCTACTACTTGTATGTTTTGCCCTAATGATCCTCTTATTTCTTCTCTAGTATGAAATACATCAGGGCCTGTTGATACTAATTCTTGACTAAATACTACTTTAGATTTACTATATGATTTTTTCTGTCCTGAAGTAGATATTTCTTTATTTAAACTTTCAGGTATTAAATATCCTTGAAGAACTAATCCAAAAGTAGTTTTTACAGTTCTATTCTCTCCTTGAGTTACTTCTGTTGTATTATTATACGTATCTATTCTAGCGTTAAATTGAAATCTTTCTTTATCTCCCCAATAGCTATCTGAAGTATAATTAATCATTTCAACTAATTTATTCATCTGAGCTATATAATCTGTCCAAATAGTGCAAGTATATTGTATTTTAATAAAATCTGGTACTACTATTTTATACATTTCTGTTTGGGGTCTTCTTCCTTGTAGTATTGTAAAATTATCGTATAAATTTTCTCTAGTATATTTTGTTTGAAAAGTATAATGTAATAATGGATTATTACCATCTAGTTTTTTTCCTAAATCTCTTCTTTTTTCCATACTATCTCTCTTAAACATAATAAGAGGGACTTGAATTTTACCTTCTTTATCTCTATAAAAACCGTCTTTTTGTACTCCTTTCCATCTTTCAGGTGATCCATATATTATAGGAACATTTGTTCTATTACCATTTATAATAACTGAAGGTTTTATTACATTATTAAAATAATACATTATAGCTTCATCATGGTCTTGTAATCCTATATCAAAAAATTTATATTTATCATCTTTTCTTGATATTTGTTCTCCCCTTAATAAACTTGGTCTAGTATCAGGACCTGGAAAATCTCCTTCAATTGATGGAAAACCAGGTTTAAAGTTAGCCTTTAGATTTTCTCTTAATCTATTATACTTCCCTTGTGGGATAGGTCTTCTTGGGTTTATTTCTTTATTATCTAACATTTATTATACTTATTCATTTGCAATCCCCCCATCTAATTTTTCAGTAGTAGGATATGTTCCTGATCTTAAAGGTATTAAATTTAATTTTTCAACTCTTGATATATGGGTACTTAGTAATATAGAAAAGCTTTCTCCAAAATCTGTTGTTTCTGTTGATATAGCATAGTCTTTATCTTTACCTAATATTAATTGGTTTTCAATTCTTCCATCTACTTCGTAAAAGTTATTTCTAAATAACAATAAATCACCTACTTCTGGTACTAAATTTATAGTTATAAGTTCATCTTTTAAAAATCTAAAATTAACTATTTGGTTTACATCAGAACCAAAGTCATCAGATGACCATGATTGGTCTGTTCTTTCAATTAAACATGCTATCTTTAATGGCTCATAATAATTTTTACCAGGAGCTTCACCATAAACATTTACTTTTGTTACTTCTAAAGCAAATTTATAGTAGGCTACTTCTGTTTGTATGATGTCTTTTATTAGTTCACCACTTACAGTTTGAAATAATGATATGTCTCTTGTTCCTCCAAATAAAGCCATTATAATTTATTTAATGTTCCTTTTCTAATTTTCATTGATCTTATTCCTTGTATTCTTATATTATCTTCATCATTTTGAGCTAATGCTCCGTCTAAAATATTTTGTAACATTTTATCTGCTTCTCCTCTTGTTACAAATTTCATTCTAATTCTAATATATTCATATTCTTTTTCTTGAGAATATCCTTCAGGAGTAATAATAGATACAATTGTTACTCCTTCTAAAGCTCTTATTTCATTTAACACATCATAAGTGTTAACTTTTCTATCTATAAATAAATCAAATTCTATACTGTAATTATTTAAAACTTCTAATAATATTTTTTTTAAACTAATCATTAATGTATATAAATTTGATATGGATTATCTGCAGAATATAAAGCTTGTTGTTGTTCACTTTCTTGTGTACTTCTTTCTTTTTGTCTAAGAGTAGTTGTTGCATCTAAATCTTCTCTTAGTTGTTCTATTAATGCTGTTTTTTCAGCTTGTGCTTCACTTAATAATCTTGAATAATCTAATGTTGTTTCTGCTCCTGGAATTGGTAATGCTTGGTATTTTCCTCTTATACCACCTAACATTTCTTTACATAAAGCTAACGCATATCTTCTAATCCATTGTCTTCCTAAATCATTTATATATGCATAAGTAGGATTAGTATATGGGGCATTTGAAATGTCTGTAACTAATCCTGTATCCTTTTCTTCTTCTTCTCCTGTAGGTCCTATTGTAGTTGCAGGGGATGTAGCAGAATCTGCCATTGTATATTCAAACCATAAAGTATAATCCCTATCAGGAATAGGGAATAATCTTAAAAATTGGCCTGCATTTAAATCAAAATGATAGGCTGATTTTCTTATTTGGTCATTAAATTCAATTGCTTGTAATTTTAAAACATCAAAATAAATAGGCATTAACATAAAGTTTACACCAGGTGAATAATTACCAAATCCAAAAGACTGCATTAAAGATTGAATTCCTGTACCAGTACCTGCATAAGGATCAAAATATCTATTAATTGCTGCTGGTGCATGATGGTATATTTTTTTTACTTTTATTTTTTTATTACCTGCTTGAATTGCAGATCCTGAACTTTCAAATGATAATCCTGAAGATCCTCCTGTAAATTGATTACCTATTACGATATCATTAGGATCTTCTGAAGTATCTATATTGCTAATTACTATAGTTGAATTACCTCCATCACCTTCTGTACTTTGTCTTAAGTTTACTGTAGTACTAGTGTCAAAATTTTCTAAACTAGCACTAATAGCTATAGAAGAAGATGCTACAGCTGATGCAAATCTTTTTGCTATGTCATTTGCTGAAGATCCTGTTTCAAATTGTCCTGCACTAGAAGATACAAAAAATAAACTAGAGGATGCAGGAGTAGCCATAAATTTTATAGTTTTCCCTGCAGTATCTGTTAACTGAATAGATGAAGATACTTCAAGAGAAGAAGTATTAAAAGCAACAGAACCTGTAGCCATCCTAGGTGAAGATGATAGTAAATTGTATTTTTGTATTCCTGCTTTTACTTCTAATGAAGCTGAATATAATCTTTGATCTGATAAATTATATGAAGTTCCTGAACCTTGTAATGTATTACCTGAATTATCTGCATAATTTTCTGATAGTTCAATGTAATTTAAAGCAGAAGATGTAGCTTTTCCTACAATATCAGCCATATTATTTATAACTTGATATGTGTATACTTGATGACCATATTCTGTTACAGCTTCTTCAAAAGCTGTAAAAAAATTAACATCTTGTAATTCTATATCTACAAGGGGATAACCTAGTCTTTGTGCACACCATTTAGCTACTTTAGGTGCATCTTCTTGAAAACTTGTTTCACTATCATAAAATCCAAATGGGGTAGCACCTGCAGAAAATGATGCGGTCCCTGTCCAAATAGGTATCTTTGCCATCTTTTTTTATATTTAAATTTGATTATTCGTGTATAAATATGAAAAAAATACGAAAAATTAATGATACCCGTTCAATAATTCTAATAAATCTTCTATTGCATCATGTCTATGGCTATCTTGTAACAAAGCTTTAAATACATATTTAGAAGAAATTAATTTAGCCATATCATGATAGGCTGAATGGTTTTTGTCTTTTAAATCTATTTGATATGAATCTCCACAAAATATCATTTTAGAATCACGACCTAATCTACCAATAGCCATTGCTAATTGAGGTCTTGTTAGATTTTGAAATTCATCTACAATTACTACTGCATTATCAAATGTTCTACCTCTAAAATGTGCTAATGAACATAATTCAATTTGTTCGGAACTTTCCATTTTTTCTAATATAGGAGGTTTATTATAAATTTTTCTCATATTAGATCGAATAGGTACTAACCATGGTTCCATTTTTTCTCTTTCTGAACCTGGCAAAAATCCATTATCTTCTGTAGATACAGTAGGTCTTGTGATTATAATTTTATTAAATTCTCTTTTAAAAAATTGGTCTAAAGCAACTTGAACTGCTAATAATGTTTTACCACTACCTGCTCTACCTACAATAAAATTAAAAGGGTGTTTTAATATTTCAGTTTTTGCTTTTTTTTGTTCTTGTGATAAAGTTAATGAAAATTTAACAGAACCTTTTGGTGGTTTTTTGTCTTTATTTTGTTTAGTCATATAATATAACGTTTAATAATACATATAAAAAAAAGAGCCGCTATTGCGGCTCTTTCTAAAGATATAATTAAACTAAACTACTATACTTCGTCTAATTCAGAAATTATTACTTTACCATAGAAATCAGGTCGTACCATTTTCTTAGCATATCTAGTCATGATACCTTTTCTAGGTGTAAATGATACTGGATCATACACTAGAGGTGTCATAATTAAAGGTATGTAAGGAGCAAATACTGCACCTGTTTCAAGGAATTGGCTACCTTTGTAACCCATTAATATGATATTTTCAGTCATATATGGATTTTTATAAACAGTATATCTGTTATTGATAGCTCCAACTTTTTGTACACCCATGTTATACTTGTCTTCGTCTCCTGCAGAATCAGCAGCAAATCCTGGGATTGATTCTAATACTGTAGAGATTTTAGGTCCGCATACCATCCAGTTAGCACCACCTCGTAGTGTTTTCTGGTGAATTAGGTTAGAAACTTTCTGTAATTTAATACCTAAAGTTTGGAACCAAGACATTTTAGTATAGTAAACATTTGTTGTATCTGTTGCTTGTGAAACGGTTACAGCTGTAGTACCACCAGCAGTATGATTACTGCTTACAGTAGCGTTTGTAGCTACTTTTGCACTCCATGCTTCAACTGTGTCAGCATTCTTGATTAACATGTCTAAGATTTCTAAGTCAATTTCCATTGAAATATATTCACTTAAGATTGAAGTCAATTCTGCTTCAGCGTCAATTGAATGATAAGCATTCAGGTCTTGAGCGAACTCAGGAGTCCATTGTGCTTTCAATTTACGTGTTTTAGCAGCAACTGTTTCACTTCTCATTTGAACATTAATTTCTGGGATAACTTGAGTTGAGGTTGAAGCCGCAGGAATTGAATCCTCGAAGTCGCCTCTATTATTTAAGTTATCTGGTCCTTTTAAGAATGATACTGTTAAAGTACCTAATGCAGTGTCAGCAGCTGCTGATACTACAAATTCTACATTGTCTCCATTTACTCTTGTAAATGCAGGGAAAGATCCAGAAATATTACTCGCACCTGATACTTCAAACCCTCTAACAGCTTCTAAGTCTGCGTTAGTTAAGTCTTGAGAACGTACTTTCAGAGTTTTTACAACTGAAGTAGCTCCTACAGTCCCATTAAACTGACCAGCATAAGATTGTGAAAATTCAGAATCAGCATTGATGATACCACCGAAATCAGCAGATGCTGTAGCATATTGGTTTTCACCTAATGCACTATTATAAGTTACATCTTGAGTACTTTGTGAGATTGAGTAACCAAATTCCCCAGCACCATAAAGACCTTTATCGAATCCACTATCAGTTCTTTTAAGATCTGAAGTAGCACCATATAAAGATTCGTCTGCTGCTTTGAAGTTTTGTGCTCCTGTCCCATATTGGAAGTCAAGATAAAATATTAAACCTGCTGGTAAATTCATTGGTTGAACTGAAATTAAGTCCTTTGCAACGATTTCGCCAAATACTCTTCGTACTAATGGAAGAGCAACACCAGCCCATGCTTCACCTGCATTACCAGATACACTAGTAGCAGTTCCCAAACCTGAAGCAGGAGTAGTAGAGGAAGCCTCATTTACTAATTGCTTAGCTTGGTTTTCTAAAAGAATGGCCATGTTGTTTTTTTCTGTCGAAGAACTAATTCCTTCTAATAAACCTGACTTGCCCCATTTGCCGGCTAATTTACCTGCTTGGTTTTGTAGATTTTTATAAGGGTTAGCACCTTCTAATAATTGATTAATTGCGCCCATTTTTTATTACAATTTTTAAAGTTATTATTCATTAATTTTAATATTCGCTAATTTTTGAAAACGATTTACTAAATTATCAGATTCAGAAATAATTGCTCTTTTAGGTGCTGTTTTTTTCGTTCTCGACGTACCAGCAGCTTTTGAAGCCATTCCTCTAAAACTTTCTTTTATAGTTTTTTTCGTTTGTGTTTTTTTAGATACTTTCTTTGATTTAGCAACATTAAAAGTATCTTTGATTGTTTCATATATTAATTTAGCTTCTTTAGCGCTGTCAGCTTTGTCTAATGTTTCAACTACACGTAGTTTCTGTCCATCATCTAACTGATTTGCTTTAAAAATTCGATTAACATACAATAATTTAGAATTTAAAAGGTTTACTTCACTAAGTTCATTTTTAACTTTATTATAAGCATTTTGTACTTCATTAAGTTTACCTGTAAGTTCTTGGGTTTTTTCTTTACATCCTGTTTCCATCATTGGGACATTACGTCCGGGCCTAACGGCTTTTCTTCGTGGTTTAACAGCTTTTTTACCTGCTGTAGTCTTTATTCCTCTTTGTTTAGGATTAAATCCTCTTTTAGGTCGATGTACTTTTCTACCCATAGGAGCTTGTTCATCTAAATCATTAATTTCTTTAAGAAGAGAATCTAAATCAAATTCTTCACCTTCATTTACATATTCAGCTTTATAACGGTGATCCATTGCACCACCATCTTCATTTCCTGCTTTGTAATGAGGTCTCATTTCATCTAATTGTTCTCCTTTGTCATCGTCATCAGCATCTTTTGCTTCGTCGACAACTTCTTCGTCATCAGCTTCTTTGCCTTCTTCTAATTCTAATTCGTTCAGAATTTCTTCCAAATCAATTTCTTCATCCATAGAATCTTCTTCTCCTCCTTCATCTTCATCATAATGCATACCTCCCATTTCACCTAATTCAAGATCTTGATCATCTTCATCATAATATTCTTCATCTAGATCTTCTTGTAGTTTAGCAGATAGCATGTTTTGGAGTTTTGGAGTAAAAGCTTCTTCTAATGCCGCTTTTGCATTTGCAAGAGCAACTTCACGAACAGCTTTAGCGTCGGCAATAGCCTCTTTTAAAATGTTTCCTTTTGCCATTTTATTAAAAGTGTTTTTTCTCTTTCGAGTTTCGTTAATATAATTGTACGAAAAGTAAGGTTATTAAGAACCTTAATAAGGGTTAATATCTAATCAGGGACGTCTTATTAGGAAGATCGTATGTTACTCTGATACATATAACAAGAGATTAAAAAAGGCGCCCTAAGGCGCCTTTCTTTTGTTGTTTTAAGTAACTAATTACTTGTCTGTAAAAAATGATGCTAAGATTACTAATACAACTAATCCAATAAATCCACCATTTGCAAGTGAACCAATTAAAGAAGTTAAATTACCAACTACATCAAACCCTAGAACTGAAGTTCCGGTTAATACAAACCACAAAATTGCTAGTGGGATGATTCCCATAAAAACACCCGCAAGTCCTTTTACGAAATCATTTACCATTGAAAATACATTTTTCATGTTAATATAATTTTTAATTAATACTCAGTTATTAAAACTTAAGACCAAATCCAAGGCCTAAATTTACAGTTTCCGCATCGTAATCGTAATTGAATGCAGGTGCAATGTAGCATCCTCTATGGAAGTCAAACATTTTACCTATTCCGAACACCATACCATCCGTACTAAAACCGTCAAGATTTACTTCTGCAAAGTACCCATTAAAAAAG